GTTCAAGAAAACTGTAAGCATGTCGGTCCGTGGACCTAATGCGTACACTGGCAATGCCGAGCCGCTCTACACTTGCAAACGCTTAGTTACGAGGGACGGCCCACTGGCCGTTTGATAACGTCACGTCGCGACATGCACGACGAAGCCATCATAAAGACGGCCAGTGCTGTGTTCTTAATATAAGAACAGCCACTGCCCCGGGTACAATTGAGCCCCATCGCAAGCAGTGTGCTGGAAAAGATTAAACGCTGATAACAAAGAAGGCACTCATGGTGCAAAGACTGTTTGGGCGTAATCGGGTGTGTTAGACTGCGTGGACTGAAAAGCACACACAGGTGGTGGACCAACATAGGCGAAAGCAAATGCATCATCAGCAGCTGCATAGCTCACGGTCACGTTAGTCGGGTTGACGGCATCGTCAGATTGAGCAATGCCAAGGGTAGGCACAATGCCTATAAATGGCGTCCCAGTGGTACCATTTGCTAAACTAGCAGTATTGAGCAATGTCAAGTTAGTATTAGTGTAAGTAGTGGCAACGGGCAGCCGTGCCACCTTCTGGTACGATGGGACCTTTACATGCAGTACCGAAACGTCGGCACTGTTTGTTATTATTGGTTTGCCATTAGTGGTTCGCCTGCGTGGGTCTGACAAACCAGCCACATTGATACCGCCCTCCGCAGACTCGTAAGTCATAAACAAGCCTGTACGAGGGTTATCGGCATAAATGTGATACTCAGTCCCACCCGAAACAAAACAATACATGGCGGCAATGGCCACTTGGTTTGACAAACAGAATGGAACCTGAAACGTTGCTGGCAAAGGATTAACAATAGGCAAATTAGGTCTATAAAACCAATGCGGCAACGAAATAAGACTAGTAGTGCTCTGCGTGGTTCGAGTGCGATTCTTAGTGGGTATCATCAAGACCTGCTTCAATGAAGTGAAAGTCTCGCCCATGGTCTGTGCATCGATGTCACCCAGAACATCACCACTCTGACGCACCACAATATTATTAGGAGTGCCTGTAGCTATTGGCACTAAGCCAGAACCTACAAAGCTGGCAAGCCTATAATCATCAGCTGCAGCCACCTCCACCAGGTAATCAACACTTGAAGAAGTCTGGCCTGAAGTAAGCAAACGATCAATCACCGATAGTGACACGCCACCACTGGTGCCGTAAACTGACAACCATGGCCGAGCAGTCACAAACGGCACCTCAAACTCAAAGGTATTTGAATCTTTCAAATCAAATATGGCAGAGTGCTGAAAAGGCTGGACAAGCGTTGAGCCAATTTCGGGCAAAGGAACTGGGTTGGAAAGCACTATATCGGCACCAGTGTCGTAAGTCACGGGTACATACGCCGCTAAAATACGCCCACCATGGAACTTAGTCTTGGCGAACGTGAAGCGGAACTTAATACCTCCACGCCAATAACGGAACATCTGACTGACATAACATAGCGCTGTCGGCTGTATAGCATTTGTAGTCAAAGTGGCGGAGGCTGGTAAAGCCAAACTACCACCAGGACGGCCACTATTTGTTCGAAACCAAAAGCTGGTGGGACACAAATTGGTGGCGTACAGCACTGTACCTGGCAAATCAGATGTTGTAACGTCGCCCAAGAAAGCTTGAGCATAACGCCCCAGCACAAACTTCATAGACATTTCATCTGTGGTGGTACCTGTCTTGAAACCATCAATAGCTAGCCTATTAGACTGGAAAGGAGCTATCAACATGGCTTCACTTGGTTGATCCACGTGATCATCATGTGCGTAGTCTGTGCGCAACACGCGCTCAACTGGCTTCTCATCAACAGGCTTACTAAACCCGCAACTCTTGGCAAGGTCAGCGGCAGAATTTAGCTGCCAGCCCAACCTAGCTGCTGCCGGCAGCGTATCAACGGGTAGCACAGTGTTGAGCACAGAACCTATGAATGGCGCTGCCACTGAACCAGCACGTAACGCACCTGACACAATACCATCTGGTGGTGCTGTTGGGCGACTGTTCAACTCTTTGTTAAGAGAAATACGCCCGCCAGCCTGTGGTATCGCCGTGTTGCTACTAACCGGCACTGCACCATACAACACCATATTGTGCAGGGATATGTACACTTTGACTTCAGGTGTATTTGACCCTGAAAGCGTCTTATATGGCAATAAGGAGTGCACTGAGAACAGCCCATACTCAAAAGTGAGGCCGTCACCACCTTCAGCTACGCTGTTGCGAAGTTGGAAATAGTCCCAAGGGCTGTTGTAGGGTATAAGCAATTCACCCATCGTGGTTTCGGACAAGTCCAAGCGAACATGCGGTAGATTCGTAGTGAGCGCCGGAAAGCGCGAGCGGGCAATGTTTATGCCCTCAGTAACACTTGTGGAATACTGCCAAGCGCCCAACAGGACACCTTGCTGAAATGGTGTTGCGGCAACAGTGAGAGTAAACTTAACATCTGCTCTATAACCAAACACACCATTCAAACGCTGTTGCGCTGCCAGAGGCCAAAAAGCCACTGGGTTAGACACAGCATACGAAGTACTAGCGGTTCTGGTTGTGAACATGCTGAAGCCGTCAAGTAGGCGCGGACGCTCAAAGTAGGCCTTAATATCCTGGTAGGACTCATCTGGCAAAGCAGCCATGCCTGAGCCGTATCCCTCAGCAATGTTAGTGGTTGCAAGTGCCTCGTCTGTAAAAGTGGCTAAACCTGCCGGCACCTCACCAACAACTGAGAGACTACTAATTTCGCGATCAGTCTTACCATCGCGCATCTCGGAAGTGTCCGAGGAAATATTGGAATTTGCAATGTGACTAGCGGGAAATTATACAAGGTGGTTTATTCCCATAACCCACCAGGAGAAGCAATTCTCTGACTCCGTCTGAGTAGTAACCTAAATAGGAGGGGTGAGGCTTCCTGGCGCAGCATGTGTACCTTGCTTCTAGGTATTTTCACACACGCCACCGTATATACGCCTTAGTGCCAAAAATCTTCGCGGGCATAAGTTTCTCTACGCCAAGCTTCGCGCGTATCATACAGCGGTACTTCGCCCAGCAGCATGAGCGCTTGCTTGACCTTAGGGAACCACATATCCCAAAGATTCTCAGCATGCAGTGACAGCTCACCAAGCGTGCCCTGCAGATTGTTGACCGTAATCTTGACAATGTCACGTTTGTTCTTGCACCAATAAGCAGGGAACAGAAAACTCTGCTCCCGCAACGGTGCCGACCAACCACCATTAACACCATCTGGCTCTTCAAGGAAGCCACGCTGCAGAAATACACACTCAGTGAGTGGCTTCCACAGGATGACCCCTTCTTTCTTGTCGCCACGCGTGTAGTCGAGGCTGAACAACTCTTTCATGGCTTTGGTGACTGTCGCCTGGTTAAAGACTTCGGCTAAGTCATCATCGACTGAATTGAGATTGTCGTCCCCGTACACGCAAATGGCGACACGGCTCCACATGTCTCGCACATCACCCGTAAGCGTACAGTAGCACGCTGTGAGGGTAATGAGTGAGTACAAGGAGTTGACAATTGTGGTCAGAGGGTGACCACTTGGAAGTGACTTGTTCCACTGAACAACATACCGGACATCACCCACAAGACCTGTGAGGTGCCTGGAATGTGTTAAATCAAGCCACAACACCCTGCGGACCAGCTGGTTCTCGGCACTGTCACCATACCACCTGTTGATGAAATCAAGGATCTCCTCGAGCAAGCATGGCTGCTCGCTAGCGTCGAACCGCTTGAAATCACCATCAAAGCACTTGGTGCGCTCCTTGCCAAGCAAAAAGTTAGCTAGGCGCCACCACTCAGAGTAAGGGTTGATGCCTGGTGCCAGCCCAGTATCAATGTTGTTCCTGAAACATGCTGCCATAAAGGCGCCGAAGTACATACGACACGCCACCACATAATCAAGTGGCGAGGCAGCAATAATGCGCGTGGCAACAGCATCGACCTTGGCGTATGGCCGGGTCTCATCCTTGAGGAAGTCCGTGCATATATGCGCAAGGCGCACACCTCGCTTGGCTTCCGTAACAACGTGCTCAACACGTTGTCTGAGCTCTTCACAAGCAGGTGAGCTGAACTCATACTCTTCACCGCATCCAAAGAACTCCTTTTTGCCACCAGTGACATAAAGGGAGTATGGGTAACCGGCAGAAGTGTTTCTGTTGATTGGTTTGAGTTTCAACCCCTCGCGCGTAGTCACGGCTTCTTCAAATGTCAGTAAGCCCTTGAAATCGTGCATAGTCGCTTTCCGCAACGGCAAAGTAGCAAGGTCAATGTAGACACTTATGTTTGGGAGCGAGAAATACTGAACCTCAGTCTGGTAATTCCTCACGCCCTCAACCATGGGGTATTTGAGCTCACCATCAACGACGACAGGCTTCAGGTGCGCTGGCTTTTGCCCACAATCACCAAAAATCTGCATGTCGTTGAACATGGTTGGTTGAATCTTAGAATTTGGTGCCAGGTTGACACCATGCTCAACAGTGCCAAGCAATTCAAATGAGCCCGCAACAAGGCCGGACTCAACCAAACCCGCCTGAAGCTCAACATCAGCCTCCTGGAGTGCAATACCCCGCTTGGCCATGTCTTCCTCAAGAGAGCATGACACAATGTTAAGCTTCTTCAGCGCTGCATCTGCTGCCTCACGGGTCAAAGGAATGGCATAGCCCTCCTTATCCCACATACGCAAAGTACCAGCGACGTGGATTCCAATAAGCACATGTCCCTTGTAGTACTTGGGTGAAGATGCCATCAAAGGCGCTCCACACATACCACAAGCAGTGTCCATCTTGTAGCCAACAACACCTTTGTTGGATCCACCGTCAGGAAAGGTTAACTGCGGTAAGTACCACGCTCTCGGTGAGAGAATGGTATGGCGCGCCAAAGAAACCTCTGAAATGGACCCTGGCGTAGTGGCCTTACAGACGTCGAGCCGCACTGCATGAGACGTAGCAAGGAAGTCATCCAGCTCTTTAGCCTCGAACAATAGCTGCACAATAGTCTTGGCGGCGTTGTTCATGGTCTTGCCAAAGTCAACAACCTCAAGATCTGCACCATCCATCTTGACCCGTCTAAGGGCCATAAAAGTAGAGTATGGCATAGATGTCTTGTTTGCAGTATTGTCACACTTAATAAAGTGCAGCCGTCCACTTGGCGTTATGCGCCCATCAGCAACCATCTTCTGTATGTTGTGCAAGAAGTGCTGTGGTAACATGCCCGCCTTGTGAACGAGCATGACCACCTGGCCGAACTCATAAACACTTCCATCAACGAGCTCGCCCAACATCTTGTAAGTGTTGGCATACACCTTGCTGTGCTTCTGCTCGTCCTGAGATCCATCAAACCCAGATTGCTCAACAATACTGGGATACTTCTTAGCGAACTTAGGACGTGTTATCTTGTGAGCTACCACGTTGCTTTGCTCCTCAACCTTAGGCTGTATGCCAAACACACGCAGCAGCTTCTCAAGGGCAAAGCACACCAACTCCTTGACACTCAAAACGAGGCCAAGGATGAAGCCAAAGACCTTACTAATGGCCGTTCGTAGCAACTTGGATGTGACCAGCTTAAAGCTGATTTGGAGTCCAATTACGACGGCAAAGCCTGCCACAAACTGCAGCATTTGGGTCCTGAATGACTCCGCCTCGGAAACTGTTTGTAAACGCGCGACACGAGCCTCTTCAAGCTCATTGTGGAAATCCACATATGACACTTCGGCAAGGCGACACATGTCATCGTCCACAAGCGGTAAATCTGGTGACTGTCCATTCAGATCAAGCTCGGCTGCGATTTCACCCTCAGCAAGGACCCCTTCCTGGAGCGCATGCTTTGTCAAGTCATGCCCTGGTCGAAACTTGCCTGCCTGCATCTCAACACCACTGGACGTGATGTCAATAGGTGTGGCGCTAGCAAGCAGCTGGTTAAAGGTGTGCAAACCCTTCAAAGCTTTCTCATGGTTGGCTATGCGATTCTTAAGATCCTTAGCGCAATCAAATATGAATGTCTTAAGGTCTATATCGTTGTCGACCACTTCACCATTGAGCGGGTTGACCTTGTTGACCGTCCAAGCGTGCCACGGGAACACATCAATCACATCCATCTGTGAGATCTGCTCCCCTGCAGCTGCACGCGTGGACAAGCTCATGATACCATCACTAATGAACCGCTCCAGTTTAGGATAATCTAAAACCTTGAGCCCAATCTCATTAGTGGTAGACCATTCCTCGCTTGCCTTGACTTCAATAGCATGGCGAATACGCCGTGCAACTGCCTCAATATCATGGATAACCTCACCGGCAGTCGTAGACTTAATCCCCTTAGCATTAGTTGTACCAATGATAAGCGGGGAATTAAAGAAAAACTTGCCTTTGTCCTCAAGGGTTGCCATGTTAAGTGGGCATGCCCAGCAACCCACAGTCTTAATAATCTGCAGAAACTCATTCGTATCCATACCGGGTACCGCCTTCTCCTGAAAGCAGTCATCCATAACGACACACTTCTGGCCGAAATAGCTCTCCCAATACTTGGAATCGCCCTTCTGCCACAAGTTCTGCAAAACGTCCTGAGGGTTTGCTTGCCCGGACAATAAGAGCATAACAGAAGCTATGCGTGTAAGCATAACCGTCTTACCCTGCCCGGGACCACCGACAAGCAGCACAAACAAAGGCTCCACACGAAAAGTCTTAGTGGCCGCCAATGCTGAGGCAAACGGTCTCTTCTTCACCTCAAGCCTATCCAACACTCGCTGCATAGTTGACTTAAGGTGAACATCACCAATGACTGAGCGCAGAGTCAAGCCATCCATAATGACACGTTCCAAACGTTGTATAATGGCTAAGTCTGGCTCAGCACTACCCATGTTGCGCACGGCAACCTCAACAGCCTCAGCTTCGGAGACCCATGCTTTAACCTGCTTGTGGGTTTCATCGCCAAATGCTATTTGCTCCTTGCCTGCGAGTTTAAGGATATAGTTGACGACAGTCTCAACCGCCGCAAGTATACCCTTAACAAACGTTTCAACGCCTTCTGCAGCACGTGGTAGCGTGCTAAGGCGCCTCAATATCTCACCTGGCAACTTCGTTGCATCCTTAGGCAAGTAAATCATAGTAAGAGCAGAGCAAATAGCAGCAGACAAAACGCCACCTTCACTTTGCTCTTCAATATCATGAAATGCCGGTTTAACAGCTAGCCAATACACACCAAAAACCATGGCGAATATTGGTATTAGCAAGGCTCGCACCAAAGGACTGATGACTCTACTCAACAGCCAAAAAGCCAATGCTAACACTGGTATAACCCAAATGTTACCAATAGCTGAGACAAGCTTAGCCTTGACATCAAGGAAAGTCTTCTTAACCTCATCAATAACACTGTTGATGGCGTTAGAAGTCTTATCAATATGTCCACCAAGCTTCTTGGCAAGCGCCCCAACGATGCCCAAAACACCAGCTGAAACGCCCGCCATGAGCAACTTACCTGATTGTTGCTCAACTTCGTTGCCGGTGTAACCCGACAACATTCGGGATTGTGCGAGACGCTCCTTGCGGACATCTCTCTCACGCACCTCCTTTGGCAGCGCTTTACGCACTGCCTTGTACCGCTCCTTAGCGGCACGACGCTGAGCTGCGTCTCTCTCTTCCCTCTTCACAGACCTAGAAACAAAATTCGTAGTTTGCTTGCCGTTAACGTTCATGTTGCGGAAGGTAACGTATGATTCAGATAATATAATCGCAATTGTATCTGGTTCGTAGATTGAAGTAGGCGACTGAGCCCAAGGAAGAATTCAATGCGGGAAGTGCAATAGCACTCACCCTAAAAAGTTCAAGCGTTGGCCTCAACTAGGTCGAGCCGCTAATAACAGCGGACCTGTAAAACAGCAATCTTGAAAGAAGCTGCTCTCACATTCTAAGGAAACTTATGACGCTGAATGGTCTTCCCATAAAGATGAATCCGGATGATTGCATCAACGGATAAGGATGGTCACCCACTACAGGTGCGGCATGGTGGTCTTACGTATATTGCCACCGGCTGCCTACGATTCACAACGCTTAGGCTCCCCGCGAATCACACGGTTATGCCAGGAATGCTCAAAACAATAGAGCTTTAAAGGTAATCACACTGCTCTCATATAGTACAACGAACATTGGGACTTTGTGAGTTGGCTACTGACCGCCACGGTCGCCAGCAGTCCGGAAACTACTGACCTAGCTATACAGACCTAGCTAGATGGTCAGTGTATGTAAACCCTACATACTGGGGTAATCACCTATAACGTGGTCTTACGACCACATTAC